CCAGTAGATGGAGAGGCGTTCAAGATCATACGTACATATGCGATGGAGGGACCAGATGGCTGGATGTTTACCGAGTTGGCTAAGTGAGTCTGAGTTTTTAGAGTCAGTTAATCAGGCGTGTAACATATTAGCTAAGAATTTTGTTTTTGGTTATTATGATGAGATGGACATAAGGCAGGAGGCATATATATTTGCATTGGAGGCTATAGATAGATATGATCGTACACGTCCTTTGCCTAATTTTATATATACGCATATACGAAATCGTTTGATAAATTTTAAGCGGGACAAGTTTCATCGTAATGATCCACCGTGTGATATATGTTTTGGTGGTGGTTCACATGAGGATGGTGAGATATGTACGAAGTTCAAGTTGTGGCGGAATCGTAATTCTGTGAAGCGCAATTTGATGCGTCCGAATGAGTTGGATGATTATTCTCATGTGTGTAAGGAGGCATCTGTGGTAGAGAGTGTGAATTACAGTGAGATTTTGGAGAAGATAGATATGCATTTACCTGTGGAGTATAGATCTTTATATCTGCGTATGAGGTGTGGGGAGAGTGTTCCGAAGGCGAAGAGGGAACTTATCATGGGGAAAATAAAGGAGATCTTAAATGTCTCTTAACGAACGTCAGGAGGAATTCATTCGGGCGAACATAAAGAAGATGCCGATTGATAAGATGGCCAAGCGTCTTAAACTTTCTCTTAAGAGCACAGAAGATTATATTATTGAAAATAGTTTATTGGGTGATGATGCAATCGCCATTCGGCATAAACTTCGTAGGACTTTAACTTGGTCCCAATTAAAAGATGAGTTTTATGAAGAAGAGATTAGTTATTTTGAGGAAAAGTATTCGCAGTACATGACCCAGTTCAAGGAAGATATCCTAGTAACAGAAGAGACGCAGATATTTTTGGTTATTAAGCTTGAGATAATGATGCATCGTATTGCTAAGGCGAAACAAGGTTCTGCTAAAGAAATAGGTCGTTTAGTAGAAACTAGAGATGATTTTATACAGACATTCAGTAGTCCGTCATCTATGAAGCAGCCGGATCGTGATTATGTACTTGGACTTGATACTCAGATTCAGGCGCAAAGGTCTGCGGAATCATCCCGTTCAGGTGAGTTTTTAAAATTGGAGGAAAAACATCAGGGGCTACTTAAAGATCTAAAAGCCACCAGAGATCAAAGGGTAAGTCGTATTGAATCCTCTAAAGAAAGTTTTCTTTCTATAATAAGAAAGCTTCACAATGATGATGAGAAAGATATGGCTGGTCGTCATATGGAGTTGATGAAGAAGGTTTCGAAGAGAGAGATGGAAAGACTTAGTAAGGCCCATGAATATATAGATGGGATTGAGGATCTGCCTTTTTTGAATGCGGAGACAATAAATGGCTGACAATAATAGTTTTATTATCATCCGAGATACAAGAGAGCAGAACGGGTGGGATTTTGCTGTTAGTAAGTCTTGTCTAGGGACCGAGAGCGGGACCATGAAGACAGGTGACTATACTATAAAGGGATTGGAAACTCTTTTTACGATAGAGCGAAAAGGTTCCGTACAGGAGTTTGCCCAGAATTTGATGGATGATCGTTTTTATCGTGAGATGGATCGTATGAAAGCGTTTAAGTACGCTTATTTAGTTTTGGAGTTTACGGCGGAAGACTTATTGAATTATCCTGACAGTGCTAAGATTCCATATTCGATTAAGTCTAGGATAAAGATAAGGGGTAATTTTTTAATGTCGAAGTTAATAGAGTTGCAGCGCAGCTATACTGTTGATATTTTTTTTGCTGGCTGTCGGGGAAAAGACATTTCTTATATTCTACTAAAGGCAGCAAATAAAAATGAAAGAAGAGTTACTAAAACAGTTAGTTGATCAGGCATGGCTTCTGTCTGATCTTGATCTAGCTGATACGAGTAAAGATACACATCTTCAAGATTTACTTGATCTTGTGACTGTAAAGAAAGATATAGATCACCCTCTAAAGGATTATCATTCTGGTGATGGGGCGGAATATCTTCTTAAGATAATGAAAAATCCCGATCATTTTCCTTTTACGTGTAAGATATTATTTAATATTGATTTATTGCCTTTTCAACATTTGATTCTAAAGGAACTTTGGATTCGCCCATTCCCTATGTTGGTGGGAAGTAGAGGTATGTCTAAAAGTTTTTTATTGGCTTTGTATGCGATGTTGCGTTTAATTTTTACACCGGGATGTAAGGTTGCTATAATTGGTGCTGCTTTTCGTCAGTCGAAGATTATTTTTGAATATATGGAGAGGTTTTGGTCAGACGGTCCTATCTTAAGGGATTTATGTGGTACTGGTAAGGGTCGGGGCGGTAGAGAGCAGGGGCCTCGTAGAGATATTGATCGTTGTGAAATGATAATTGGTGATTCTGTAGCGATTGCTCTTCCTTTAGGTAATGGGGAGAAGATTCGTGGTCAGAGAGCGAATTATATTATTGCTGATGAGTATGCGTCGATATCAGAAGATATCTACCAGAATGTAGTTCGGGGTTTTGCTTCAGTTGCTGCTGATCCGGCTGGTTCAGTTAAGCACAAGGCTAAGATTAATCTATTGAAGAAGTTAAATATGTGGTCTGACGATAATGAGGTAGAGGAGAGGAAGAATTTGAAGAGCAACCAGAATATTATTTCTGGTACGGCTTATTATGCTTTTAATCATTTTTATAAAACTTGGAAAACATATAAATCTTTTATAGATAGTCGTGGGGATAAGAATAAGTTAGAAGAGATATTTGATGGTCCAATTCCAGAAGGTTTTGATTGGAAAGATTTTTCCATTATAAGAATCCCTGCGGATCTTTTGCCTGCTGGTTTTATGGACGAAAAACAAATAAGTTCGGCTAAGGCTACTTTATCTAAATCTAACTATATGATTGAGTTTGGGGCATCATTTGCAACAGATAGTGATGGTTTTTTTAGAAGGAAGTTAATTGAGTCTTGTGTGGTTGGTCAATCTGGTTCTGATATTAAAGATAAGGATGGGGATGAGATAGATTTTTCTGTTGGTCTTTCAGGAGATCCAGATTTTGAGCATGTAATTGCTGTTGATCCAGCATCAGAGCAGGATAACTTTTGTATTGTTGTGATAGCTTTACATAGCGGCCATAGGAGAGTGGTGAATTGTTGGACTACTACTAGGGCCTCTTTTAAGGAGAGGCTGAAAAGAAAAATAACTAAGGAACAAAACTTTTATTCTTTTTGTGCAAAGAAAATAAGAGAGTTAATGAAATCGTTTCCTAATGTTGTTCGTATTGTTCTTGACTCTCAAGGTGGTGGATTTGCTGTAGAGGAAGCCCTTCAAGACACAAGTAGTTTGCAGGACGGAGATTCACCTATTTGGGGTGTTCCTAATTGGGACAAGCCTAAAGATAATGATTCTAAAGTTGGTCTTCACATTTTGGAGATGGTAAATTTTGCTGATTCAAAATGGACGGTAGAGGCCAATCACAGTCTTAGGAAAGATATGGAAGATAAAATTTTATTATTTCCTTCGTTTGATTCTGCTGCTTTGGGATTGGCGTATGAAGAGGATAAGGCACAAGGTAGGCTTATTATAGATGAAGATAATGAGATTAAGTTGTATGACACCTTAGAAGATAGTATGATGGAAGTTGAGGAAATGAAGGATGAGTTATCATCTATAGTTCATTCTCAAACTAAAAGTGGTCGAGAGCGATGGGATCTTCCCGCAGTTAAATTACCGGGTTCTAAGTTGGGTAGGATGAGAAAGGATCGTTATTCTGCTCTTTTGATGGCTAATATGTCATCTAGGCAGCTACAAAAAGAAAATCCTCCAGTTGACTATAATTCTCAGGGGGGTTTTGCCGGTCAAGTTAAATATGGAGATAGTGATGCTATGTATACTGGACCATCTTGGTTTACGGATGCAGTTAAATCATTAGATTATGGCAGTTCTGTTACCCGAGAGGGTGTAGAATTATTTGATCCATCTATGTAGGAACAAGACATGAGCGATAAAGAAAAACCATTATTTACTACTTGGAAAGAAAATGACCCGGAAAGTTTTTCCGAGGCAGTTAAACAAAGTGGATTGAGGGATTACTCGATTACTAAGGCTTCCAACACATTTCAGAACATTTCGGCTCCTAATGTTTCTGTTCGCCAAGGCTACGATAAACGTGATTATGATTTTTTTAGGCCGGGAGAGGCTATACCGACAAGTGATGTTGATATTATTGCTGCTTGTATGCAGTCCTATGAGAGGGTTGGTCTTGTCCGCAACACTATAGATATGATGAGTGAATTTGCTTGTCAGGGAATTGATTTAGTTCATCCTAATCCCAGAATAGAAGATTTTTATAAGCAGTGGTTTACTAAGGTTAATGCTAAAGAGCGCACAGAAAGAATATTAAATTTATTTTATCGGGCGGGAAATGTTGTTGTTAAAAGAAATACGGCGAAATTAAAACCTGAAGATACAGAGAGTTTGAAGAGGGGGCTTGCGGCTGACGTAAAAATAGTTCCCCTCAAGAAGGTTATGC